CCAGCAGGTTCTCTGCCCACGCCTTCCGGTGCACGCCGTTGCCGGACTTGTTCGCGTTGACGCACGACACCACGAACACGTCATCGTCGAAGCCCATGAGCTGACGACCGGTCGTCGCCCGATTGTCGTTCAGCCAGGTCGTCGTCGGCCTGTAGGTGTGCGTGTCGATCGCCATGGGGACGTAGATCGAGTCAATGCCCGCGGCTTGAATCTGCTCGTGCGCGAACCGGGACGCCGCGAGTGGCTGCACGTTCGGCTTGCGCAGGAAGTCCAGTACAGCCGGCGGTCCCGGCAGGTGGTCGATCATCGCCCAGATCGCGACCGGCATCCGATCCCAGGCGGGCGCGTCCAGCGGCCACGCGTCGTACAGCGCGACGACCAGCGGCTTGGAATCCGGGTGCTGTCGCGACCAGTCACGGAACGTCGGCTCGATGACGTCGTTGGAGTACCGAAAGTCCGCGCCCATTGGGTAGTGCGGCACGTCGTCGAAGACCATCTGAGTCGCCTGCAGCCCGTAGTTCGTGGCAACCGCGACGTGATGACCGTCCGCCGCCAACCGGGACACGGCCTGCTTCGTCTGCGTGCCGTACCCGGTTGGCGCCCAGACGGCGTTCGAGTACCACGTGATCGCCAATGGATCGGTCGTCTTGCCGAGTTTCTGGGCACGGCGACGCTCAGCACGGTTCATGCACAGGGTCCAATCGCAGGAGGATGCAGGGAGATGTGACGTGCAGGGCGAGGGCGGGCCGCCCCTGCAAACGACCCGCCCCCGCGTTGAAGGGGAACTACGAGGTGCCGCCGGCGAAGGACTTGATCGCCTCGGTCTGGCCGACGAACGAGTCGACCCACGTGCGGGCCTTGAAGTACACGAGGTCCGACGTCCACCCGAGGGTGTCGTTGCGGTCGATCGTGATGCCTCCGGACTGGCGCACCATGAAGTACGACCAGTCGCCGAACCAGATGGACTTGGCTCCGACCCCGCGTGCGGCGACGTAGGGGTTCTCGTAGACCGGGTAGCCGTTGATGGTCGACGGCTGGCCCACGAGCGGGTTCGGCACGAAGATGTAGGAACCGGCCGAGTCCTTGATCTTGCGGACATCCCCCGCCGTGGCCCGGCGCATCTGGTAGGCGGCCTTCGGGGACGCCGCATACGGCGTGTCCACGGACGTCTCCAGGTCGACCAGGTCTTCGTAGGTCGGCTTGCCGGACACGCCGGTGCCGCCCGTGACTCCCGAGCCGCCAGCGATCAGGCCCTCCGGCTGCACGGTCCCGGTCCCCAGGGTGAGGATCGAGTTCACGGCGGTGCCGAGGCCGATGCCGAGCTGACGCGTGAAGTAGTCCTCGATCACGACGTCCTCGCTCATCAGCAGCTCGACGGTCGCCGCGACCAGCTCGGTGTACTTGTACGCCTTGAGGGTCTTCTGCGTGAACGTCGGCGTCTGCACGCCGTAGGCCGCAGCCTCTGCCGTCGCCGTGCCGCCGACGCCAGCGTTCTGGATCGGGTACGGGAGGTCCCTGGTGTCGTTCTCCACGATGAGGGACACGACGTCGGGGTTGAGGAGGGGACCGATCGTCTTCAGCTTCTCGATCACGCGGCCACCGAAGCCCTGCGGCACGGTGAACCCGCCGTCAGTCGTGGTGCCCTGCGTGTTCGTGCGGAACTCGAACGTGTGCTCGCGGATCTCGCCGCGGCCCATCGCCCGGATGATGTCCGCGACCTTCTCGACCGGGGCACCGTCGCGCTGCTCCCGGGTCTCGGGTGCCTTGCCGCGAACCTCGTCCAGCTCCCGCTCGCGCTTCTCCTGCTCCAGCCGGCGGGCGATGTTCTCGCCGCGCTCCTCGAACTCGGCATCGAGCGCGTCCAGCGCGGTGCGCTCCTCGACCGTGGGCGCCGTGCGCCCGTCGGCCTCCATCGTGTCGAGAATCGCGCGCGTCGCGTGCGTGTTCTCCATCTGCTTGAGCTGCAGATCGTCCAAGTAAGACATGGGTGTTCTCTTTCTGTAGGAGTGGGCGCAGGGGTGGTGATGGCGCGCCGCGGCTCCGCTGTGCGCAAACCCGGCCGCGTGGCTCCACGGCGGCCGGAAGATGTTGGGATAGGTCAGATCAGGCGTAGTGCCCGCTCGCGCAGCGCAAGGCGCTGACGCAGGACGTACAGCTCACCGCCCGTGTCGGGCTCGGCGGCAAGATCGGTCTCGCGGGTCTCGTCCTCGATCGCTTCGATGACAGCGGCGGCCTCGTCGTCGCTGACGCCCCGGGACCGCTGGATCGCTTCCGTCAACACGTCGGCGTGCTCGTCGGTGACGTCGCCGCGCAGGAGTGACTCGACCGCTTCCGCGAGGACGTCGCGACTGCGACCGGACCGAGCCTCGAACATCGCCAGAGAGCGAGCAGACACCGTCGACTGCGGGTAGGCGGGGAACGTCACGTCGGACGTCTCGTGCAAGCGAAGCTCATTGACGTAGCGCTCCGTCCAGTCCGCGTTCCATTCGTCGCCGCCAGTGGGAACGGAGAACCCGAACGACTGGCCGCGCACGTCACCGCGCTTGACGACGACGTAGTGATCGTTCGCGTAGGTCGTGTCCGGCAGGATCTTCTCGTTCCACAGGCCCCGCTCGTCAGGGACCAGGGTGAGCGTGCCGACGCGGGTCGAGCCGATGACCTTCGACGAGTCGTGGTTGATGAGGCCCTTGATGTCGTTGCGGGAACGCAACGTCTTGTCGAACGCGCCCGGTCGGATCTGCTCCCGGAACCCGCCCAGGTCCAGAGACCAGACGTTGAACCGGGACGCGTACCCGACGGTGCGCTTCTGGCCCTCGTCGTCCGTGGCGCGCATCTCGGACTCATCCACCGCGATGTCCCGGTACTCAATCGTGGTCATGCGCCTGCCCCTTCGATTACTTGCTCGACCGTCACGGGTGGCAGGCCCGCAGTCTCAGCAGCTGATGCCGGAGAAACCCCGGACTGGACGAGCGAGACGTAGATCGCGACCCGCTCCTTCGTCTCCGCCACGCCGGCGGCCGCAAGGTTGATGTTGGCCAGCGGCACCCGATACTCGTCTCCACCCTCAACAGGCGGGCGATCCTCGAGCGCATTGATCTGGTTGATGGTTAGGAAACCGCCCTGGATGCCCGTGCTGTAGGCCGCGTAACGGTCGGCGAGCGCTGCGCGCAAGAGAGCGCCCGTCGTGAACTTGACGAACTCATTCCGCGGCAACAGGCGCTTCAGGTGCTGCTCCATCGGCGTCAGGTAGGACGCCGTGATGGTGAACGTCGTGTACTGGATCGCGTCCTGCTCACGCGATGCGTAGGCCTGCGTGCCCGGCTGGATGACGCCCAACATCGACGGATGGATGCGTAGCGTGCGCGCGACCGATTCGACGCTGAAGTGCTTGGACTCCAACATCTGAGCCTGCTCGGGATCCACGCCGGTCTTGACCCAGTGACCGCCGCCGAAGATGACGCCCGGTCGGTGGGCGTTTGCTAGCCCACGGTGGCCGTCCTCCCAGCCGTCCTTCACGGCCTTCGCCTGCTCCGGCGTTCCCTCGCCCGGATGCTCGATCACGCCGATAGACGTCGAGCCCTGGCCGAAGAACCGCGCCGAGAACTCGTCGAGCGCTCGGGCGATGCCGTACGTCTCACGGAGCTCGTCGACACGCGACGTGCCCTTCACCTGACCCGGTTTGATGAGCGTCGGGTCGTAGATCATGTCCTCGGCCTGGATGATCGACCGGCCGCCGTCGTACACGAACACGACGCGTCCCCGGGAGTCCCGGCGTGGATCAACTAGTCGCGGGTCAAGCACCTTCAGCGCGACCACGCTGCCGCGATCGTTACGCAGAATCCGCACGCAGGCGCCGTGCGAGATGATCTTGGACACGACCCACTGCTGGATGAACGAATGCCAGATCAGCCCGTCCGGGTCCGGGTCGTCGAGCCACACGGTTCGCGACGGGGCCGGGAGCCGGTACTCACCGGCCTTCACGTAGTTTTCGATCGGCAGCATCGCGCACGTATCCGCGATCAGCAGCGTGCCCGCGAACAACGCCTCGATCGCGAGCGCGTTCTCCTGTGTGACGCGCACGCCCGCCGCCGTCCGCGGTGAGACCTCGTCCCACGACGAGCCCCACACGTCGGGGCCAGTGACGGCTGAGCGCTGCTCGTTCACGTCCGCGAGCAGCCACCGGATCGGCTTCATGAGGCGAGACGCCATGTACGCACGTCCTTCCCCACTAGGCCCACGGATTCACGTACTTCAGCGTTGGCGCGCTCTCGACCGGCTCCTGGTTGCAGGCCCGCTCCAGGGCCATGACCCACGCCACCGCGAGGTCGATACGACGCGTGCTGGACTTCGTTTCCTTGACCAGCCGCTCACCGCGCGAGTCCGACTTCAGGACCGCGTTCGACACGTGCCGCGCCAACCGCGGATCCCCGTCATGTGACACCGCGCGCGACTCGATCATCACGCGCAGCCGCTGCGTCGCCGGAGTCATGCGGGCTGGGGACTGCGGGAACTCCGTAACCGGTAGCCCCTCGGCCGCCAGAACTTCCAGCGACCGCGCCCACAGGTGCGGGTCCGCCGTGATCTCCACGACCCGCCACCGCCGACACATCGCCCGGATGTGGTCCTCGACGTCGCCGTAGTTCACCCGCCAGTCCGGGTCCGCCGGGTCCTTCTCCCACAACCCCGCGACCACCGAATGTGGATGCTCCGCAACCTCGACCGCCATCAACGCCGTCGAGTCACCAGAGAACGACCCATCCAGCGCGAGCACGACCGGCGCGCCGTCATCGATCGGCCGCGCAATCCGGCACTCATCGAACGCCGCCTGCGGAACGAACGAACCCTGAATCGACACCGGCCGGTTGAACCAGTACCGGATCCACTCCGCCGGCCGGGTCTGCGGATCGTCATACGAGTCCGCGATCGCCTCAAGATCCATCCACTCCGCGGCCGGCCCGTAAACCTCCGTCAGCCCCGCGATGCGATCCGCGCGCTTCTCCGGATCCCACTTCGCCGACGCTTGCCGATGGTCAAACACGAGCTTTGTCCGAGACGACGAGCGGCCCTCCGCGATCGCCTGCGCGTAAGCGTGCGTGCCCTCCGCGACGGAATTCTCGCCCGGCGCGTACATCGTCGTCGTCTCCAGCGCCCAACCCGACGCCGTCTTCCGCTTGAACAGGTTGCGGATCAACGTCTGGTGCAGACGCTTCGCCTTCTCCAGCACCCACAGGTGCGTCTCGTCGCAGACGATGAACGTCTCTTTGCCGCCATCCTTCGACGAGTCCTTCGCCGTCTCCGGCGTGATCGAGCCGCCGCCCGGCAGCAGGATCCGCGACACGCCCACATCGATGCGGCCGTAGTCCGCCAGTAGGTTCGGAGAGCACGTCTCCGGATCGAGCATGTAGCAGATCGCGTCGTACGTGTTCCCGGCCTGGCCGAGCTCCGTCGCGAAGCACGAAATCTCAGGACGACGAACCGGCACACCGACCGGCTCACCCTCCGCGTACTCGTAGCCCCACGGACTGACCTCGCCCTTGACCGCGAGATGGTCGAAACGCGCCGGGCCCAACGCCTCGAAGCACGCGACGAACGCCGCCAGCTCCGACTTCGCCCGACCCTTCGGCCGCGAGATCGCCGCACGCCGAACCACCCGCAGGAACGTGTCGACGACCAGGACGTAGCACTTCAGGACGAACGCGGCGAACTCGTCATCCAGCTCGACCGGCTCACCCTCGACGTCGCCCGGACCATGCACGAGGTAGTGCTCGATCCACGACAGGGCCGACAATCCGAGGCCGAAGTACGTCGACTTACGCGCCATCCCCCACGGCCTTCAGGATCCGATCACGGCGAGCAGGCGCCGACGGAGATGGCGCCGGAGCGGGCGAGTCGCCGGCACTGACCGCGATCACCTCGCGCAGACGCATCCGGTCCTCAGGTGTGGCGCCGAACTTCGCTACGCGGAGCCTCAGTTCAGCGGCCACCTTCGCGTCGCCGAGCCACAGCCGGGCGTGGAGCAGAGCCGAATCCAGCAGGAAGTCCCAGTCCGTCGCACCCCAGCCCTGCGCTTGCGGGGAACGACGCCACGTCTCCCACCACGACCGCGTCTGTTCGGGCCACTCACTGACGAACTCGACGTCCTCGTTCTCGCCGATCGCCACTGCCGGCATGCGAGTCGGTAGGGCCGGCCCGCGAACGACACCGTCATCCACGCGGACAGTCGTCTCCGCGTCACGCCGCGCCTGATCGTTCGGTCGAACGCGCTGAGCCTTCGGAGCGGGGCCACGACCAGGCATTAGTAGCCTCCCGTAGCCGCTCGACGTCCTGGTTTGCCCTGATTCATGAGACCCGCACAGTGGTATTTCGTTCTACCGGGGTCAGTCGCCATGTCCGTTTTGCCCATGTTCGACCCCACCCCCGGGGTTACGAATGTGGTTCAATCAGACATTTCATGCCACGGAGCCAATAGTGGCTACCGATGGCTACCTGTCGTCGCCTCGCCGGCTGTTGCAGCTCCGGTGCGCGGGCTTGAGCTCGCTCGTCGGGTCACCGGGCACGACGTGGTCAGCGGTCCATGGGTCGTTGACGCGTGGGCCTTCGCCGCAGATCCAGCAGCGTTCGGCGTTGGCTCTGACCTCGCGTGACCTGGCTGGGTAGTCGCCTCGGTAGAGGTCTATCGCACAGCGAGCGCAGCGTGAGCCGGATGGGATGAGCCGGTTGCAGCCGAGGCAGGGTCGTGCGATCACGTTCGGCTGTGTGGGTCCGGCACGTAGCTCCACTCGAATGTCTTGACGCTCATGACAGTGAGGGAGCGCGTCGACTCGTCCACCACGACGACGTGTTCACCCGGTACCGCCGGCTTCTTGTCGTCGAATCTGACCCACGAGCGCCCAGTGGATGGGTTGCGAACGACGACGCCATCACCGAACAGGGCCGCGTCGTCGAGGTTGTCTTCCGTGACGTAGACCGCTAGGTGGGACGGCGGGCGCTGGATGAACCGTCGGGCCTGGTCCTGGTTCTTCATGTCTTCGAGCATTGGTCTTCCACCTCACAGGGGTGAAGGAGCGGATCATCGTGTCTCGGGTGGATGCACAACAGCCATCTCGCGTCGCGCCCGGCTCGTGCTAGCGGCTCGTACCCGTTCGTTGAGCAGCCCGTCGACCCATGCCGCCCACATGTCGCCGCGTTCGTCGTGGGGCCAGTCGTGTGCGCGTTGGAGGTCGGCGTCGATCTGGTCGACGGTCCGGGCCATGTCACCCCCGGACGTGCGAACGCCCCAGCCACAACGGGCCAGGGCGCACTAGTTCGATTTGACCATAAGGTAGCGCCGCTGCCTATCGAGGTCAACTACCCGACCGATCGTCCGAGTGCGGTGTGTCGCGCCCGGATGTCGCCGTACCGGTAGACCGATCCTTGGCGCTGCACGTGGCCCTCAGCGTGCCAGCGTCGAATGGTGCTCGCGGGAACACCGAAGTGCTCAGCGGCGATGCTGGCGGGCACGTAGGCGTCATCGATCCCGACGGCGTGGATGAGCTGCTGCGGCGTGCGCTCGACCCCACAGCGTCGGCAGCGGATCGGGTCAGGGGTCCGCTTCGTGTCAGTGCTCGTCCACCGTCTGACCAGGAGCCGCTTGCCGCACGTCGTCTGGTCGTCGATCAGCGTGGGGCAGTGGACGACGCTGGCGGGCTCACGTTCGTCGGCTTGCGTGTCCCAGCGCCACATGGGTCGTGCAGCGTCGTTGACCTCGTCGGCGAAGTCTTCGATCGGGAACGTCGGCGTCTCGCACATCCAGTCGAGTTGTGCGCGCAGGAAGGCCACGGTCGTCGTCAGGTAGGCCGGCTCAGCAGGCTCACTGAAGCCGCGTTCTTCGCGGACCATGCGCTCCCACAGGCCGAGCAGCACGGTCACGGACGGGGGCTCTGGCTGGCCGCGGAACACGGGTGCGTCGGCTCGCTCGGGGTCCAGTGCGTCGACGTTGAGCGGCGGCCGAGATCCGGGCGCCGAGTGGACGCTGCTGCTGCCACCCTGACCGATCTCGACCCATGCGCCAGCCTCTCCCGCCAGTCGGACGATCGCTTGGAGGGTGTCGTCCATCCGGACCTTGCATGGCGTGCACACGACCCCGGCGTCAGCTTCCCGGTGCCGGTCACGTCGCGCGCAAAGGACGCAGAGGGCGGTCACGTGGTCTCCTGAAACTCGACGTCGAATGGTCCAGCGACGGAGACGACGTGCTCCGCTGCGGCCTCTAGTGACCGACGGACGCGGTCCTTCGGGTCCTGTCCGCGCGTGGCGTGCAGACTGCCGAGCGCCAAATACTCACCCGAGCCCGTCGCGTACTCGCCTGACGTTGTACGTAGCGCCGAGTAGTCGCTTTGGATGCCGTAGCACCGTCCGGCGACGGCGACGAGGAAGTAGCCACCATGGGCTCGACCCTCCTTGACGCGGTCCCACCCGTGGGTCTCGAACGCAGACCTGATAGCTGGCACGAGGTCGACTGACACCCAGCGGTCAACGTCCCACGAGAGGCTGTCAACGGGGACCTGCAGCCCGTACTGGAGCACCTGACCCATGCGAAAACTCGTCGTGTAGCCGATGAGCAGCGGCCCGTTCCGGAACACTTTGGGTGCCTCTACCGGTGCGCCCGTGTAGCCGTCGGAGCCCATGCGATCCCCGCCCATCCACACGCCGGCCGGGGTCTCGAGGGCGACGATGCAGGTCACGGTGCCTCCTGTGCGAGTCGGTCGATGGCGGCGGCGTACGGCGCTGCGATGCAGTTG